CGAAAGGTGAAGAAAAGGTGAAAGTATTCCCCTCTCAATCCTTCCCTCAGCCTATCACTCAACCTCCTGTCACTAATCTAGTGACATCCGACCTGCGGTCGGCAACCAAAGGTTGGTTGCCTCTTGACAAACTCTATTTTAAATGTTATATTCTTTCCACGGCGCAATCCCGCGCCGCCCTTGAACACGGAGACACACTATGACCGAACACATTGACAAAACCCGAGCTAACGTAAAAGCATTCGCCACGGCTCTAGGCAAAGTTACTCCTGAAGTCCTGACCGCCTATTACCGTGACTTCCTCGCCTACTGCTCCAAGAAGGAGCTTGTTGAATTTGAAGGCGAAATCACCGCCATCACCCCGGAATCCAGCCTTGATTGGATTGGTCGCGATCCCAAAACCAATGCCCTACCCAAAGGTACAGAGATGGAATGGTTCCGTCTTCTCTTTCCCTCCATCCCCAAAGAGCGAGAGCAATACCGGAACGATCCCCTCTATCGGGCATTGCAACAGACATTCCACCCCAAAGCGGAGAAGCTCTTCGGCATCAAGAAGTCTCGCAAGCCCAAACTCCCTGTGGGAACCACGGAACCCGAAGTGGTCGATGAGAACAACGTCACCATGCCCACCTCCATCAAGGACATCGACTATCTCCTGCAGCATGCGGTAGTTCAAGCCATGCTGGAGACCATTGCATCCTTTGTCGCAAGTGACGATCACCAGCAGTCACGGCTTCTGGATTATGCCCGCTCCCATCAGGTATCCTCAGGATACCTGCAGGTACTGGAATCGAAGCAGAAGGAATACATCGCCCGTCAGAAGGCTATCATCGCCGCGAAGAAAGAGAAGGCAGCCTAGTCTGCAGTCGTGAGGGGAGGAATTATTCCTCCCCTCTATCTTTTGCAAAGACGTCACGGACGTCTTTGTTAAAGGTATTGACTTAAGTCTTTTTCTCTGTTATACTTGCGTTTCTTTTGTGGCTGTTGCATCACATTAACTTTTTTCCAGTGTCACTAACCTAGTGACACTTTCAGGCAAACAATGAACGAACCAAAGACTCCTAATGAAGCTTTCGAATTCATAGAGTCTGCAATGCTTCATGTTTTGAGCAATCCAGCATTAACATCTAAAGGCGCAATTAACATCTTGAATCGCACCTTAGATAAGATCGCTTTGGATATGTCCCTCGCAGACCTTGAATGCTTTGCCTTCGGCGTTAGCTTCACAGAAGCTAACAATCTTTACCCTGACTTGTTTCAGTATCCGGATGGATACTGTTTTGATGTTGGACTATCCGACATCCATCAATGGCTGGATGAACAAATGGAGAATTAATATGGCCAATCAACAAGCCCCAAAAGGCTCCATCTTCAAATGCCTTACTTGCGGTAAGGTAAGTGAAACACGTTATGGTTTCCCCGTCGCTGATGGCGATGTGTGTAAATCCTCACGGGGCTATGATGAGTCATGTATGATGAATTGCGTTCTAGTCCCCATCTCATCCATTGCTCCTTCTATACTGAAGTCAATGATTGAGCGGAGTTAATAATGTCCCAAAACATTGAAATTGTCATAGTCGCGACGAATACAAAATCACGCTATGACGTAAAAGCCGTAAATGAAATCATCGACAAACTTGAGGATGCCCTCACAGAGCAACTCTTTGAGTTTGTCGAAATCCAATGGGGAGAAACCTCATAACACAAATCTTCGAGAGGACTTCAAATGAATGAAAAAGCTTATGTGATTCTTCGGAACTTACGTTCCCAAGTCCCCTCAATACATCCTTCCCTTAAACGTTCACCTAAATCCATTTTAGGTGACGCAATGGAGTACCTTCGTACTCAAAGGTTCAAAAGAGAATTCCCCATTCTCCCTGAACCCATGCGCCATGCGAAGACACGACGTGTCTTTCACAATCCGGAAGTTTACCTGAAACTGCGAACTTCCAAGTTGACTTAACCTCAGTAATGCAGTATAGTCTTTTTTGTTGCTCACATTTCATTGTCACTAACTTAGTGACATAAGGAGAACAAATGCAAAATCCGAAAGCTTCCAAACTTGACGTCGATTTGAACACCATGGCCCCCGTCACTCCCGCCAACATCGTGAAGGTTATCAAGGGAACTGAACCCGGTCACTACTACAATGTGGTTTTCGAGAATTCCCAATTCATGATTGGCTTTCGCCACCTTAACGAGGATTACTCCCCCGTATTGCGGCGCGGAGCTACAACCCGTATCCGCGTGGTGCCCCTGATCAATGAGGAGCTCTCCGCCAAACTGATGGGAGTTTTCTCCTACTTCGGCTTTGAGAAGCGCTCCTCCACTCCCGGCATCCACTACTCCGTAGTGGTGAGTAATCCTTGTGATGTCATTGACGCTTTGATCGCTGTGTTCTCAGCCTAACCTTTACTAGGGGGAGGGAGTTCCCTCCCCCTCTCAGAGGTAATCATATGCTTCGACCCTATCCTACAGCTTCAACAGTACCTTCAACCATCTATAGTTCCAATGGGAACACGCTCATATACAAAAATTTACTTTCACTATATGGGAGGTTAGCCTTTTATCATCACCTTTCAGATGAGGAAAAAGCCTACACTACCTCCCTCTTTATAGATGTAAAAGAGTGCATCGAGGATTACATTCTCGCTACAGCATGTGGCGAAATCAGGCACTTCCTTATACAAAGTCTAAGCAACGTCTATCAAAACAATGAAAATTTACTTATGCACTCCCATCCCCTCTATCAGGACTTCATCTATACTTTAAAAAGGATGAACATAGAGGAAGGAAGGCAATCTGCAAGTAAGCAATTCTGGAAGTACTTTGAGAACAATTCTTATGAAGAGCTCTTTGAGTTCTTTGAGCTCCTCTTCATAAACCATAGGTGGTCAAAATCCTATGGGGGGTTTCCTTGGGGCTACATTATGCACTGTGCCCTAAATCTCGCTAGAGCAAAGGATTTCCCTTCTCAGATTCTAGCATTCGACCGCATAATGCACGCGGCCCATTGTTGTGCGAGTATGTTTTTAGAATCGAAACTGCTCTATTTCAGTACTAAATACATTTTGGACGTTCTTGAATTCAAACGAAGGGCTTATCCTTGTTGCTGGAAGAACCTTAAGAGAGATGAATACAACCTCCCTCCTATCCCTCCACCTACAGAGCATTGGCACTATTGTTGTTACAATCCCATAAATATTGGGTACTCCACAAAAACAAAGAATATAGATGAATTAACTTACATCCGTAAACAATTCGCTAACTTCAAAAAAACCGTTCTCGAAGGAAAGGTGTATAAACCATGGATTGCTTTGATAAGTTAAAGTTCTTTAAACCAAATACGCATCCAAAGGAACCTATTTCTTTGATGCCCAAAGATTGCCTTGATTCCCATCTCACCCCCATTTCTCTGTGGAATGGGAAACTTTATGGGTATCCCGGTAAACACATGATGGACCACACACATTCCTTGAATGTGTGGCTCGCAGACACCTTTTGCCCCGATGTGATGTACACATACGGTCTCCCCTCAAAGTTAACTTTGAAAGAGGCCCATGTTCTGTTCCCCATCACTGACAGGAACGCTCCCTGCAACAGAGAAAGTTTCACAAAGCTACTCAACCTTATTTCCTCCTATCTTAAGAAGGGGAAATCTGTAGCGGTCTCTTGTTATGGAGGGCATGGGCGTACAGGTTTGGTACTTGCTTGTCTTTACGGGATGGCAAATCCTACTTGTGTCGATCCGATTGATGCCATCCGCAAACTGGGGTGCTCTAAATGGGTGGAGAGTGAGGTTCAGGCAAAATTTATCTTCTCCTATCTCAATCACCCCTATCTCCCAAAATATAATGAACCACAGAAAGGATTTTACTATGGCACCGATGTCAACTCTGACTCCTATTACTATCAGGGGTATTCGCATCTATGGAAGTAACCCCATCAAGGGTTACCTTGCCCTAACCAATAAAACCGCTTCTAAGTTTCTTAAAGAGAAGAAGGACTTCATCCTTCTCAAAAAGATGACAGAACCTGAGGATGTCTCCCTCATGCGAGAGGCTGCCGCAGTTTGCACTTTAGAAGGCGGACCGGGGTGTCACGCTGCCATAGTCTGCTCTACGATGGGAGTACCGTGTATCACAAACTTGGCACAGCTCAAATTCAAAGGAAAGAACTCCCTTATCTATCAAAGAACCCTCATTGAAGAAGGCTCTTTCGTTTCCATTAAAGATTCCAACGTCACATTGGAGGGACACAATGTCTAACCTTTACAAACTCACCCCCGAGCAAAGATGCGTAATTATTCGCGCTTTAGAGGATAGATTGCGACATCTCGATAGGTTGATTCTCCTCACTGAACTCAGGGATAATTGGAGAGACACCCACGCGAGGTTGTATGAGGAGACGGAACGCCTCCTTCGCCTCTTCACCCACTGTGGCAAAAATTGTTAACATTTACTCCCAACTTCACTAAAGAAAGGACTTAACATGTACTGCTTATCAGATGGAGAAGCGGGCGCATCTATTGGGTTTCTCCGCGCCGCTAAAAAACATGGTTTCTACACAGCAGGATATGCTCCTTACAATTACAAAACTGCCGATGGAATAAACCCTGACTTGCGCTTAGATTATAATTTATCTGCAGTCTCTTCTCCAAGCTATAAACCTTTTGACTCAATTAAAGATGGTTACAACGCCCTTTATGTGTGGATTGGCCCGAAAACAGGTCCCCGCTATAAATCGTTTGTGAAGGGGTTGAATAATCCCCTCAATGGGAAAAGGGATGTTTATGTTCTCTCCCCAAAGAACACCAGTGAACAACTCCTTAACCTCATTCTTCACTACAACCCTTCTTATCTTATGGTCACGGGACCCACTAATGGAAAGAACACAGACCTCACAGTCTTTAACATCTGTGACACCACCTTCACCATGTTGGAGAAAATGCAGACAGCAGTAAAAACCAAAGACAAGATGATCTTCGATCACTACTTCAAGTCGCTTAAGTACGTTAACGCCTTTGTTGACAACGATTAAGAGGAATTCTAAACAATTTTTGCCACAATTGACCCTTCCCACTAAATCGTGGTAGACTGTCACTAGGCTAGTGACATCTAGAAAGGATTTTCAACATGGCGGTGATGCCAGCTAATCAATTTTCCATTCTTGCGGGGGCGTCGGGATGCGGGAAGACCACTCTCCTCCTCCAAGCATGGGCGATGCACGAACAAAAACAAAAGTTCCCAATTCAATTTCCCCCTCACATCACCCATGCTGCCACCATCATCGCGGACAGAACTAAAACTGAAGCTCTTCATCGTTGTGCCCACTTAAACATTCGCAATATGGAAGTGTATGGACTGGTGGATGATCTCTCAATCGCCCCCTCCTCCATTCACAACCCTTCTGCACTGTGGAATTTAGTTACATCCAAACTCTCCTCCTCCTATCAATTATTATTTGTGGATCCCTTAGGATTATTTATGGAGGGTTCTCTCATAGATTACAAGAGTGTGGCAATCACCCTCATTCGCTTCAATAGATACGCAGCGGAGCATTCCGTGACAATGATGGGTATCCACCACACTGCAAAGGCCCGCACTGACAGTGGGTTTCTTCGCCCACAAGATCGCATCAGCGGGAGTGGAGCGTTCCCGGGTTACTCCTCCACCCAGTGTATGATGATTGAGGGATTGGAAAAGGACTCCCAACAATGGGATGATCTCATCATCGTACCACACATGACACCAAGGGAATCCTATAAGTTAGTCCGTAGATTAGATGGGTACTTCGCTATTCACGACCAAGAGGTAAAGAAGGAGGGACTCCAACTACTCTCTGACCTCAAGGTTATGAGGCTGGATGATTTTAAATCAGCCCTTGCTCTTAAGGGCCTCACAGATCCCCAGATAAAGGAGTGGGTAGAGAGCGAACCCAACCTTCGGTTGGATGGGGATTACATTATCTCCATAAACTAAAGGAGGATTTACCATGCGTCAAGAATTGAATGAACGCCTCTTCAAGGCGTACCCTACCCTTCTGCCCCCGAACAGAAGCCTGATGGAATCTCTCATGGCTTTTGGTTGTGAGTGTGGGGATGGGTGGTACCCCATCATTGACAAGTTGTTTAGCAACTTGTCAATGGATCCTTCCCTCGAAGTAATTCAGGTGAAGGAGAAGTTTGGAGGATTGAGAGTGTATCTAAATTCCTACACTGATGAGGCCGATCGGCTCATCGCTGAAGCTGAACTTCAAGCTCTCGCTACCTGTGAAGTGTGCGGAGAGGAGGGAACTTTAGGTTCAACAGGTTACTGGCTTTCCACCCGCTGTCCCAAGTGCGCCCCGCCCAATTGGACCCCAGTCAAGGAGGAGGAGTGATTATGAAATGCCCAGAATATGGAGACGGACAACATGCGCTCGACTGCTGGCTGTCAGCCCTCCTGAAAGGAGACTCCAATGCCAATTAATAATGCTCATTTCGTTATAGAGGGATTCAAGGAGCGCATTCCAATTAAGCAATGGAGGGCAATGCTTCTCAATGAAGAAGATACGATAGTTTTTCGTGGGCATGTAAGAAAGTTGATCGGCAAAAACCTTGGATGCGGAGTAATCGAGATCAGCAAGGAACCGAAAGGAGACTCCAATGATTAGGATTCTAGTGCGCTCTGTAGATGAAGGAGGAGCGATCAACGTAGGATCTCCAGTTGATGTCCAATATAAGACATTTGACATTGACGCCAAAGAGATAGAGGCATATTTGACCGAGTTTTCTGGCTACCAAAACCACTACGTAACTAGAAGCGTCGTAGGAGTGGAGATCATTAAGAAAGGAGACTCCAATGATTGCACTACTTAACTGTGACGAATGCAAAATGCAGTACCACTGTACCCATATACCGGGTGGCTGTAAGTATCCAGAAGGCAGACAGTATGGAGTTACAACCTACGACAAGATGAGAGCAGACGAAAGGTCGGCGTTGGAAAAACGTCTGGAGGAAGCGGAGAGGGTGATAGAATGTTTGCAAACATTCACATACTCCATAAAACTAGCAGAGCCGAGTCCATCTGTTTGTGGATGCGCGGACTTCATTCTACGCACAATAGATGACTACCACGCCAAATACCCGAAGGGAGGTGAGTAGTATGGACTATGGCAAATGTGCTTGCTGCGATAAACCCGCACTTACCTATTGCTTCGACAAAGATTCTTGGGTATGCGGAGATTGCTATACACCGCAAGAAGATTTAAGCAGGGCTATCATCGATACTCGCCTAACGGAGGCACTTGATCGGAATAGGTATATCTCGGCCCAGCTTGAAAGAGCAATTAAATTACTAAAAGCGTATTACATCGAGGAATGGCACGGAATAGGCTGTCAATGCAGGAATTGCTTAACACGTGAGCTTTTAGAGGAGTGCGAACAATGAGCTGTAATTGCCCAGTGTGTAATGGATATTCATGTGACCCGGAGGCGAAATGCTTATATGAGCAAATCTCCCTCCTCACCCGCCGCCTTGCCATACTCCAAAAGGGGTTGGAGGAGATCGCAAACAATCACGTGGTGGGTCCAAGCGCAATCGGTCCCCTTCACGGAGTTGGTATGGCAGAAGGAATTTACATTCAAGCCAGAATCGCCACCAAAACCCTGAAAGAAGCGGAGGAAATAAAATGAGCGAATTAGGAATTATTTGCGAAGAGGAGCCAGATGAATGCGAGCTGTGTGGAAAGTTTGAGGAAACCAGACCATACGGACCCAATGGGGAAAGGGTTTGCTTCGAGTGTGGAATGAAAAACGAAGATGCGGCGCGTAAGGCTTTTTCAAAGCTAGTGCTTGGAAAAGACCACATCCATTGAAAGAAGCGGAGGAGTGCAAATGAAAAAAGAACAATACAACGCAATAGCCAGAGCCCTGAAAGAGTGGGCACTGCTGTCAGAGATTGACTTTCCTGCCTATGCCTGTCTTGTGGACAGGCTATGCAGGGCGATGAAGAAGTATAACAAGAATTTCAGATCGGACATCTTCTCAAGAAAGGCAGGGTGTTAAATGATGACAAAGAAAGACTTCATCCTCCTTGCTAACTACATCAAGGAGTTCAACGGGGAACCCTTTACCTTCTCGCAGTTGAATTGTCTTGCGTCGTTCTGTAAGGCAGTGAACCCCTCATTCAAACGGGAAAGGTGGTTCAATTATATTGATAACAAATGCGGACCTAATGGAGGGCCTATAAAATGATCAAGCTTGGAGTTATCTTGTGGTTACTATTTGCCGCAACCATGGGTTGCGCTGCGGATCCTTCACTCATTTGTGTGGAGTCGAAGAGGCAGGAGATGATTGATAAAGCTACAGCAGCAGTGAACTCGAAAAATTCTAAACACTACTGGATTAGTGTGGCAGCTCACGCCGCTGGAGTTACCCTTGATTTCATCTCCTCATCTCCCACTCCCGGTTACGAAGAAGTCCAACCTTGGATGCAGTCAGGGAGAGGGGCTCAAGCCGCCCTTATCGGGACCAGCTTCGGGATAATCTTTGGAACTTCATGGGCTGTTAAGAGTGTGGGCCATCCAAAAGCTGCCACCATCATGAACTATATTGGAGGGGGCATCCATGGGGGTGCTGCTGTGTGGAACTTCTTACACTAGGAGGATGTTATGGGGCTTGCGTACATTGGAAAGATAATTGAAATCAATCCGATCCCCGACCGGGATCGTGTTGTACAAGTCACTGCAGTGTGTGGGGAAGGGGGGAAGTGGAAGAGCATCATGAAGAAGGATGAGGCGAAGGTAGGGGCACTCGTAACAGTGTTCCTCCCCGATGCTATCATCCCTTCCACCATCCCCTCTCTCGAATTCATGCACAACAAGAGGGTGAAACCTATGAAGATGGGGGGTGTGGTGAGCGATTCCCTTATTGTTCCGAATGTCACTAACATTAGTGACATAGGGAGTGATGTCACCTCCCTTCTAGGCGTGGAGAAATATTACTCCCCCGAATTGGTAAAGGGGGAGAAGACCATTGGGCAGTTCCCTCCATTCCTCTCTCGCACAGATGAACCCAATTATCAGAAAGTTCCTGAGATGGTAGAGAAGATGAGGTCCCTCTACCTAGCCGCGACAATGAAACTTGATGGGAGTTCCACCACAGTCTACAACTTCAATGGGAAGTTTGGGGTGTGCTCCCGCAACCTCGAAGTGGAGGAGGGGGAGAATCGTTACTGGATCCCATCTCGCATTCTACGAGATAAACTCCCTGATGGGTATGCCCTTCAGTTTGAAACTGTAGGACCCGGAATTCAATCAAATAAACTTGGCCTCTCCAAGATTGAAGGCTACCTCTTCAATGTGTGGGACTGTCGTGAGAGGAAGTATCTCTCGATGGGGTGCCCCCACCTTTGGGGATTGATGCAAACTGTACCACTGCTTGGGGTGTTCAAACCCAACTCCAGCCCTGCTGACTGGGTAGATTGGATGTCTTCATTCACCTATCCCAACGGCCACCCTATCGAGGGGATTGTGGTGCGCCCTCTCATTGAACAATGTGGGCACCTAGATAAAGAGTATCGAAGATACTCTTACAAAGTTCTTAACCCACTCTACAAATAAGGAGGATCTATGAGTGAAGTTAAGTTAACCATACTTTATGAAGGAAAGGATTGCATGAAGGAATGCCCCCATCTTACAGCAGGTCCCTACTCTGAAGGGTATTATTGCGTGCTGTTTGGGCGCCCCATCACGGGGATGTTGAGATGCCTTGAATGCCAACTTGCCACAGCAAGGGAGGAATAATATGTCCTTACAAAAATGGAGAGAGAAGTATTACCCATGGGATCTTCATGATCCCAACATCACCCCTTCCATCGCTATCCAGCGTTGCCTTAGCAAGTGGGAAGGGCTTGCTCACCTTGATGAATTCCATTTAGTTGCCTACTCTCATTGCATTAAAGAGAGGGGTTATTCTTCTTGGGTTTCGTTTCCTGCCAATCATGTCAGTTGTGGGCTTTGTCATCTGTACTATACACCATCAGAGCTTTTCATAGCGCATTCCTCGTGCGAGAAATGTTTATTCACCACTCTCCTTGGACACGCTTGTGATGAGCCTTTAAATGATGGAACCCGTTCTGAGTGGTGGTATTGGGTCGAGAAGAAAAACCCCTATTTCATGGTGGACGCTCTCTTACGTATCTATGACCTTTACAAGGAGGACTAATGAGAAAGATTGTTGCAGACAGCAGCAGTTACGCAATGCACTTTAAGTGCCCCCTCTCTGAGTACCTTTACAAATACTACAACACCTCCGGTGTTGTGGGGAAGGAGGAGTTCAAGGACACAGCCTTTGGCAGCATAGCCCACGATGGAGTGGAATCCCTCCTCATGGGGGGATCGCTTGAGGAAGAACTACACAAAGCTGAGTTCTCCCTCAATGAACGCATCCCCTCAGAACAAACTCCTGATGGGGTATGGAGATGTCAGGAATTGTGGTGGCTCCTCCATGGAATACTCCGCACCTTCAACGATCACTACCTTCCCTCCTTTCTGCAGGAGTATAAGGTAAGGGCGATAGAGCAGGAGTATGTGATCCCTCTTGATGAGGAGGTGCACTGGTGTACCCGCCCAGACGCTACCCTTGAACGAAGAGCAGACGGGGCCTACTTCAACTGTAACATTAAGACTTCCTCATGGATGAAGGACCTCCTTAAGATCTATGAGTTCAGTGTGCAGATGTTGATGGAAGCTCACGCTATTAAACTCAATCAGGGATTGGACACGGGAGGGACGGTGATCCTTGCCCTCAACAAAGGATCAAAGGGGAAACTATCGAAACTGGATGTGGAGAGGGGGAAGAGTGGTTACAGATTTGAATCCCCCTTCACCTATGTGTGGTGGAAGAATGGGACCTACTCCTTTGAATGGAGCGCGAAGAGTGAGAAGGTCCCCGTGTGGGAATTCAACTCCACTCCTTTGGAGTGGTATGAGAAGATTCCCCTAGGCTACCGTCAGTCTATGGTATCCATCACTCCCCCGATACGCCACTCCTCCAGCATGAAGTATGAGGATGTGGTGAAGGATATTGTGTTTGTTGAGAAGAACTGCTATGATGGGAAGGTACCTCGTTCTTATGATTCCTGTAACAACTATGGAACCTACAATAAACCCTGTGCTTATCGCACACTATGTTGGGGTACCCCAGAAGAAATAGCAGCTACCTATATTCCTCGAACTTCCAACCATCCATTCGAGGAGACAATCAGAACTTTAAACATGGAGGAACTATGAGTGACCTCATTAATCACCCTCCTCACTACCTCTTCTCTTCAAAGTTTGAGGTGATTGAGGTGCTGGAAGAGTGGTTCCCTACTTCCCCCCTACTGTGGCAAGTGGGGAAGTATATAGCTAGGGCGGGGCGGAAGGGGGATGAACTAACTGATCTCAAAAAAGCAAAGTTCTACTTAGATAGATACATCACCCAAAAGGAGAATTCAAATGAAAGTAAACCCAAACTTAATCAAGGATGCTACCGAGCGAAAAATGGCGGAGGCTAATGGCTTCGCATCTATGGATGGACTGCCTACCCCTCTCAAGGTAGAGGATGTGCTGGAAGACTATCCTAAAGCACAAGCAAATGTGGATGATCTTGCCATAAGGGTTGACTTAGCGGAGAACCTTGTGGTATATTTACCCATCAATCGCGCGCAGCGATTGTGGACAGCCCTCGATCTCGCATTCAACGAGAACGCGATAGGGTATATGAAGGAGCATGAAGAACTTAAACTGAAACACGCAGTTGAACTATCACAGCTTAAACAAAAATTCGGATACGAATAGGAGGACTAATGGCGAATATGATATGTCTTCACGGGGATAGCGGGAACGGGAAGACATCTGTACTGGGCTCATTTGTGCAGTATGTGATGAAGCAGGCAGGGAAGGCCCGGCTTGTAACCGCTGACAACATTGATGTACTTGAGCCCTACATCGACGCGGGCTGTTTGGAAGTGTGGCCAATCGCCCTCTGGGATCACCCCTTTGAGGTGATAGACTACGCCACCCAAGGTTACTTCCCTGTGGATCCGAAAGATCCCAAATCTAAACTAGTCGCCCCCTCTGCTGAGACATGGGCCACCTATAAATTAATGATGTTTGAAGGGTTGTCCCACTTCAGTGATATGCTGATGAAGCGACTCGCGGATCTGGGAGGAGAGGGGAAATACCTCGGCCCGGGTACGAGGGTGAATCCCTCGAAGGGAGAGGCAGATATGATCTCCTTCAAAGATGGGGAGTATGGGGTAGGGGGTAACAGTATGACCCACTATGGGTTGGTACAGAAGGAGATGAGGAAGAACATCCTTAACACTTCGGTGCTGCCGGTCCAGACTATATGGACCGCCCACACCATCAAGGCAACGGAGGACACCCGCCCCATCTACGGCCCCCAACTTGCAGGGTTAAAGGCCACAGCCAAGGCACAGGCATGGTTCTCCTCCACCATCCATGCTCACACTGTAGAGGAGAAGGGGAAGATGTCCTACCGCCTCTACCTGAAAGAGCATGTGGATAAGTCTTGTGGACCCTACCCATTCAAGGCTCTTCAACGCATACCTCTGCCGTTGCTGGATTCCAAGCTTCAGCAGACTATCACAAACAAATGGAATGAGATCGTACCTGAGTATATTGATTGGACAAATGACTCCACTGTAGCTGAACGATACATGGAGATTCGTAACAAGATGCGAAACGCAGCAAAACAAATAATCATTGAATCTAACAAAGGAGAATAGCATGGCTGAACAGAATTGGGATGATCTTGGTATTGACCTTAACGAAGAAGTGGGAACCTCATCTGAGGCGTATGTGCCTTCCTCTCAGTATCCACCCCCACCGCCCATCGGAACCTACACTTTCCGTGGTGTAGGGGATGAGTATACATGGGGGCGCTCCACTGATGGGGCGTTGTACTTGAGGGGGAAGGTTGAGTTAGTGTCGAGTGACGCGGAGGTGGATGGGCGCAGAGCCGACATCTTCATCTCCTCAAGAGTTTCTCCCTTCCGTCAGGATGGGACGGACCTTGATGACTTTGTCAGGGGTTGCGGGGATAAGCCCTCCAATGGCAGCAGGTTCACTGTGAAGGAGATTGTGGATATTGTTGCGGCTACTTGGCAGCAACAGCGCAAGGGCTATCTCACATGGGAGGGGTATTGTAAGGAGTGCAGAAAGACCATCGCCCGTGGTAAGACCGGAGCGAAGAAGGAAGATAAGTTCGGATTCAAAGCTCTGGGTTTTGCGGGGGAGGATGGTTCCCTCAATCCGAATGTGGTGTGCCCTCTGTGCGGGGAGATTGTAACCGCTCGGGGTAAGATTCAGAAATTCTACGCAGCTTAACTCTTAACAGAAGGAGGGAGGTTCCCCCTCCCTCCTTTAGGAGGATGAATGGAGTCCTACACACGCGAGGATATTCAATATGGCATAGACGGATTCCTGTATGTTACCCAACCGACAACTCCCCGAGAGACCCGCGATAAAATCTGCCAGAAACTTCTACTCTACATAGACACCGCCCATCAAGACAGACTGAGAGAGGAGGAATAATGGAAATTATTTTTACCCTCTTTCTTCTAACTACCTGCTTCTTCTGGAGTAAAAAATGAAACCCTCAATTTGTGTTGGATGCCCGTGGTACTCCACGGGCCTAGGTTATGTTCCCCCCTCCCCTGCGGGGAAAAGAGATGTGGTGATAGTGAGTGATTATCCTGAAGTGGGGGAGACTGAACCATTCACAGTGGGGAGAGCGGCGGATATGTTTAACCGTACTCTCCGCAGACTACAACGAAGAAAGGATTCCTATGGAATCACCTACCTATCCCATTGTACTCCACGTTTCACGGGGAAACCACAAAAGAGATTTGATATTACTGATGCAGATGGATGGTTTGAAGCCACCCAACATTGCATTAGAGTTCACAACCTTAATGAGCAGTACCACCCTAGGGTTATCGTCCCGTTGGGTTCCGCTGCTCTTGAGCAACACGCGGGAATACTTGCCAATGATCTCTGCAGGGGATATGTTTATGAAAGCCCTCGATATAGCGGAGTCAGGGTTCTTGGAACTTATCATCCCGCAATGGTGGGAGCTGGAAATACAGGGCTCCTCTTCACTCTACGATACGATCTGGCGAATGTACTACATAAATGCTCTGATGACTTTGGCCACAACCCCAAGAACTTCATCATCGATCCCCATGCAGGCTACTTCTCTGAACTGATTGACACCATCATTAAACATAGTGAGTGGTGCGTGGTGGATATTGAAACTCCATACATGGCCTCACAAGATGAAAGTGCCTACTCCAAACTTAAACCCTCATTCGACATCATCAGGCTATCTTTATGTGCTTCGTGTGACCCCACAACATCCATCACGATTTCTTTCATGCCTGAATATTTCGATGCATTCTACAAACTGATGGGAAGCGGGCTTGACATTGTGTATTGGAATGGGGATTATGATGACCCTCGCCTAGCCTATAATGGGATGCCTCGCAAGGGAAAGTTTGTGGATGCTATGTGGCTGTGGCACTTCCTCCAGCCTGATCTGCCTAAGGCGTTGGGGCATGTGTCCACCTACTTCACCGACCTCCCCGAGTGGAAGTCGAAGAGTGAGGCGGACCCTGCCTATTACAGTGCGTGCGATGCGTACGCTGAAGCACAGTGTTACCTTCGCATTGTGAAGTCCCTCAAAGATAAAGGGATGTATGAGGTGGCTGATAGGCATGTGACAAAACTCCTTGGGGTTTTGAAGAAGGTGTCCGCTAAGGGTATCCTTGTGGATATGGGGAAGCTGCAGAAGGTGAAGGATGGATTGGAGAAGAAGTTGGAAGTGTGGGATAATAAAATAAAGGAGATGCACCCAGATGAAGCAAAAGAAATTAGATGGTACAAGAAACCCCCACCCGGCTATAAAAAAGGTATTGTCAAAGTGGGTACAAGAAAAGCTATTGGAGGTCGCCCCGGTTGCTATATCTGCACTGGGGATAAGTGGGGTTTTCGATTTGACTTTAACCCGAATTCAGGAGACCAGCTTAAAGCCTATCTCAGATGGAGAGGAATTAGTATACCTCGTAAGCATAAAACTAGAAAAGAGACCACCGACAATAAGGCCCTCAACAGAATCCTAGCTCAAACTGGAGACCCCATTGTGAAGGAAATCCTAGACAGGGCGAAAACTGCGAAAGTGTTTTCCACCTACACTTCATGGCCGATAGATAAAGACAACAGGGTACATCCTCAGTTTCAGCTAACCCCTGCTACGGGAAGGCTGAGTTGTGAGCGCCCCAACTTTCAGAACATCCCGAAAGAGGGGGAACTTGCTGACATGATAAGGGAGTGCCTTATTGCCTCAGAAGGATGCGTGTTTATCGCGGCAGATTATGTGGGGATGGAGTCTTATCTTACTGGGTACTTCGCAGCAGACCCAACCTACATTGAGTTGAGTAAGCTGAACATCTACACCTATATTGTAGCGAAGTATATGGGGTGGCCCCTGAATGAGGATTCAAAAGAGTGGCCTTCCCAACTTGCGGTGTATAAGAAGAGGGCTAAAGCTACAGTAGAGAAGGGGGAAACTAAAACCCTCTACGACAAGTTCAAAACTATTGTGCTGGCGATAGGGTATGGAGCGGGAAGGGACACCCTCTTCTACCAGAACCCGGGGTTGTTTAAGGATCTGGGTGAAGCTGGGAGATTGCGGAAGTTTGTGCTTGATACTTTTCCGAAGGTGCGGGATTGGCAGCAGGCAATAGTGAGGCTGGCTTCAAAGGGCTACCTCATCAACCCCTTCAAGTACATAAGGTACTTCCTCGATTGCCCGGGAAGTGACTCTTCTACAGCAATGGCGCAGCTCCCTCAATCAACAGGGGCGGCTATTGTGAAGGAGTGCATCCTCCAATTTGAGGAGACATTCTTAGGGGAGATGATGGTGCTGCAAGTTCATGATGAGATCGTGTGGGAAGTTCCATTTGAAATGCAGGAAAAGGCAGTGAAGATAATTCGCAGGATTATGGAACAGAAGTGGCCCCAGTTGAATGGGCACTCCATCGCAGTGAGTGTGAAGGTGGGGCTCAACTTGAAGGACATGAAGGAAGTGAAATGACCAACGTGAACGAGTTGAAGTTCCTGTTCAAGAAATATAAACAGCAATCAACTGAGAACATCTTCACTACAGTGGCGGCAGCCTCACGGGCTATGGGGAAGAACCCGAAAGCGTTTTATAAGTACAACGGGTTGTTGAAGTTCCCCGTAACCCGTCAGTTTCTGGAGAGGTTCTTTGAAGAGAGGAGGAGGAGGAGTAAGTATGAGAAGATAGAGTTGATGGTGAAAGTTGCGAACTGTTTATTACACTTCAAGCTGACACCGTGGGGCACTTCGAAGAGATGTAACATTCGAAAACGAAGGGTGTTCGATGTACTGAAGTATGTGTTCCTCAACTACGAGAAGGTGAAAGAACACAGTAAGTACGAGCTCCCTCCTACTGTGGATGAGGCGAAGGAACTGTATCAACGCCTGACGAAAGAACGTCACAATAGAGTAATCTTAGCAGTTAATCCAAGGAGGAAACGTGGATCTAGGAAAACTAACAAAAGCAGAACTGGTGTGGATGGCAAAGCACAAGTGCAAGCATAACCACACATATCTTGAGCACCCCGGCTGTATGCCGCCGTTCAAACCTAAAGAGAGGATAGGGTTCTTCGATATTGAGTGTTCAAATTTGAAGGCCAGTTTTGGTATTGTTCTCTCTTATTCAATAAAGGAGTTAGATAAGAAACCCTATGGAGAAGCAATCACCCCAGAAGAACTCAAGAGCCCAGACCAAGACAAGAACCTCGTTAGGAGATGTGTGGATAACCTACAGAAATACGACCGGATCATTGGTTTCTATTCCAGTCGCTTTGATATCCCTTTCATCCGATCGAGAGCGTTGGTTAATGGCATTCGATTCCCCGGCCACGGAGAAATTAAACACACTGATCTCTATTTCTGGGTAAGATACAAACTCCAGCTTCACTCTAATCGACTGCAGACAGCGTGTGACTTTTTAGGAATCCCCTCTAAGAAGCACAAGCTGGATGGACTACGGTGGGTGAAGGCTTTAACAGGAGACAAAGCTGCCCTCAAATTTATTCTAGCCCACAATCTTGAAGATGTGGTAAGTACAGAGCAGCTCTATAAGAGGTTGCTGCCTTTTGCCAAACTTACAAACACCTGCATGTAGGAGGTACGATGGAAACCATCGTTGGAAGTGTGTGCGATAACTGTAAACACATCATGAGTGTGAGGTATAAGGTCAACACTGTGAAGTGTGCTAAGTGTGGGACCGAATGGGTCCTAGGATGGAGACAAAATGAAGAGGTACAACGAGGAGGAGTTGATGGCAATCAACTCCAAACTGAAGGAAGGACTATCACTGGACGAAGCCCTGACGGAACTGAGGAAGAACCCAAAGTGGGCGGAAGAAAGGGAGGAGAAGATACGGTGGAAAGAGCCCGAATTGACAGCGAACCCAGTGTTTCGTAAGAAGAAGAGAGAGTCCACTGTGGATGGGAATGACAGTGGATTATTTACGTACGATCCCTAGTGTGATGTAGTGAAAGAAGGTTCGCCACTTACTTGATTTCTGAGTGGCGAACTTATATAACCTCTCCCATTCATCTCTCTGATCTTCAATGAGTTTGATCTTAGCCTGCAGTACAGACTTCTCCTCCTCCGCATTCTTCACCCTCTCCTCGCAATTACTTTGAAGTTCCCCCACCAACTCTAAACAGGAATCCCCTGTGTTATTGAGAAGGTTCAATTGGGTCCTGCATTCCTTCAATTCAAGGAGCTGATTCAACAGCGTTCGCTGTTGAGAGGGAGTCTGAGAGATCCCAGATCGTGTGCATAAGCTGATCATCAGGCACACTAGCAGCACTCTGATAAGCCACTGCAAGATTGTGGGCATAGTCCAGTTTGAGGGAAGAAATCTTTTCATCTAACTTAATCCTCTCTTTGTTAAGGCGCTCGGCCTGTAATTTTAACTCGCTGTTGTGGGCAGCGAGTTTGGATATTTCAACCATCAATGCTTTATGCGAGTTAATCCATTGAGTTTCCTTGAGCTTGATGAGTTGTGTTGAAGCTTCAGTCCTCATGTTTTCCCTGCCCGCATTAAACCTTTCGTTACCATACCACTTCAATACTAGAAGTGTTGAAGCCACGAGGAAAGCACCAAGCGCCAGCTTGCGAGCAAGGGGGTTCGTTAGCCACCACATTATGGTTTCCCATCCTGTGGAGGTTCGGTGTTAGACTCCACATATTTAGTTCCTCTAGCTGCAAATAAAATTGCAGACTGAACTGCAGAGAGGACCACCGCTATAGGCTTGAACCACTGTTCGGGAACGACAGTGGCAAGACCCAACCATAGGGATCCGACGATCCCGACGACCCACCACAACTGAACCCATTTAATGGTTAGGAGATACTTAATCCAATTCTTCAATGACTCCCTCCTTCATTATCTTGGAGAGCTCTCTAGCCCGAGGGCCGACCTGTTTCGCCCACAAGGACTTCAGCATCTGATCCGCAGCCTTAGAGTAATCTCCATTTTTGATGTAGGTAAGGGTGGCCTTGAACTTTAGAAGGCCGTTAATCCCCATGTTAAAACACATATCCACAAGAACTCCTTGGCGCACTTCATCAAGTGCAAGGAATCCCTCTATGAGCAACTCGCATTGCTGCTTGGCCCGGGCTACATCTGCGTACAGGTAGGCGTTCGCCTGCTCTATTGTGATAGAGGAGGGGATCTCCTCACCCGCTGCTTCGAGATTGTGACCGTACCCTATCGTCCACTTACCTGCAGGACATTTATAGGGCTTCAGGCGCAAGCCTTCGCTTCTCTTTAATCTCTTTATAAGTGCATCCATCATTATAGTCCCTTTACTTCGAATGTATTCGTTGTCACACTAAGGTTGACAAGGGGGGTGCCTTGAGCGTCCTTCATCACCAGCCCGCTGGGGTTGAGGATGATGGAGAGGAGTTTCTTGTTGGGGTCGTTGGAGCAGAATATCTGAATTCCATAGGGGCCTATAACAATCTTCCCCCCGCTCTTCTGGGGGATGACAATGTTTGCCTTCAACACCACATCACTGGTTATAATTGAATCCATTACAGCCACCCTATCTTTTTAAAGTATTTAACTAGGGCTTCCCCAGCGCGATTTGCTTTTACCTCATTAGGCCTTATGTCCCTTGGAAGGTTTTTCTGGGCTGCAACTTCATTAAGCCAGCCTTCCATTCCCAGATCCTTACGCCCTTTGGCTGCTACTTTTCCATGTCCAAAGATCTCATGCCCTATATTTTGAATGATTTCCTCTTCAGAATACGGCATCCCGTTAGCTTTGTTTAAAGCGTGTCTTGAGGCGTCTGAGAGGTTACCATACTTTCCTATAACTTCAGGGCGGGATCCCATTTCAGCAGCATCAGTAACAAACTTACTGTCACGCACAAGATCAGCTCTCTTGGGAAATTTCTTTATAAGATGCTCCATCATAGCTTTTATTTTGGCGGGAGCTTTTGGGTCAACAGCGAGCTGTCTTATACTCATACCAGTAGCTGGCATGGCATCAATAAGTTTGTCTATCTCGCCTCTGACTTCAGGAGTATCCCAAGTCCGCTTGGTGAACACATCTCTTAGACGTTCCCAGCGAGAGGGCTTTGCAAGGTTGTCTACATAGTCAGGCATTACTTACTCCTTAGCGACCGGATGTCATTGCGTATATCATTGTGGGCTTCCTTGTTATCCTTCAGGGCTTCCTTGATCCACTGAATGTCTTGCTGTATTCCTTCGAGGGCGCTTACTTTTGCTTCGAGTTTGTTTACTCGTTCTCTCTCCTCTTGAATTATCCTCCACTGGTATCCCGCATGGAGTAACGTCGGGGCAAGGGACATCAAGAGGCATGCGGCTAAGAACTGTACCCTGTACTTGGATGGGATCGTTTTGAGAATCAAGTCTTCCTGCATTACGTATTCCTTTCAGTTCCTTTGTGCTCATCTGTTTTAGCAGGGTCATCAAATCAATCGCGGCTTGATCCCGAAACATATTGATGGCTTCCCCGCCCAGTTTAATAGCGGCGAGTTTATCTCGCGGGGTAGTCACTTCGGAGTCTATACACTCCTTAATCTTCGTGAGGAGGTAGTCTCTTGTGATGATCTCACTCATTATAACTCCTCTGCAAGATTGGTTTTCTCTGCAACTTTTTTGAAGGGGTCTACTATGACTCCCTCCTTCTCCAGCTTCTGCATTTTACCCTTTGGAGTGAGGTCCCATGTGGCCTTCTTCCCATAGTCATAGTCATAACACCCTGTGTACTTACCGTAGGTGAAGTTAAACCACGATCCCCCATGACCGTCGAGGTCAAGTTCAAGGGGTTCCCCGCATTCAGGGCATGTGCCCTCCTGCCACTTATCCTGCTCATGGATGGGACGGGATACAACTAGCACCCTATGAGGGTGCTGTAAACATCTATATTCGTAAATCATTTAATCCTCCGATTTTGAATAGCGAATTAACTGTCTGAGTAATGGGGTGTGCAGCGCGAGTTGCTTGAGAGCCTTCTCAGGGAAATCCTCGATAGAAGCCTGACCCTGCTCTAGTTTGTACATATACTTGAGAAGGTCACTGAAATCTTTCACCGCAGGACCCACACCGGGAATTGGCAAGCCCGCTACTGCAGGGTTCATGTCTCCCATGAGAGAAGAGATGGAAGGGGCTTTGTCTCCGGACCATTGATCATATGCAGCTAAAGCTGCTGCAGCCGAACCATACTGCGCCAACAACCTAGCCTTCTGCCCCTTATCTCCCTTTGTCATAGTGTTGAAGATAAACTCTGCCTGCTTGAGGGGGTAGGAAGAGAACTGCCCGAGGAGGGGAATTTGGGCGTAGGGGATTGGGGAGGCTTTACCATAGAGAAACTGAGTTTCCCTAGCCATATCCCACCCTGCTCTTCTCGCCTTCTCTTCAGCATCACTTCCTCCTATCCACACCTTCTTCCCATCTTTAATGGCGAACTCGCTCAGATTTTTTGATTTCTTTGGAGCATCGGCGTAGTATTTGGATTTCCCCGCAAAGTATGCCACCACTCTGTTGAACTGCTCTGACGATTTGAAGGCAGAGAAAAGGAAGTCATTAGCTACGCTACCAAATCCCTTCTTACTAAAGTCTTCCTTTATCTTGGAAATAGTACCTTCTGAGATTTCAGGGTAACCCTCCAGAACTCCAGCAGCCTTTGCTTCTGCATAAGCATCCTTCCAATTACCAAAGACATGCTTAATTGCTTTGCTAGTATTATTATACCCTGCCCGGGTGGCAGTATTCAAGTAAGTCTGGGTGAGGTTGAGGGCAGCAGATATGGGATTGCCCCCGATCATGATGTTATAGTAACCCTTCTCTATCATGCGAGGAACTTCTTGGTAGACTGAAGCTTGAGCAGACGGTTGACCCATATAATCACGGAGATACTTTGACGCAACCTTCTTATGGGTGGCGTCTGTTATAAGTTCTGCCGCCCTATTCGCCCTATCATATGCCGTGAGGTCGAACTTGGTTTTGGCGCTCCCATTGACATAGGCAGTTACAACATCTTCAAGACTGCGGTTGAAGTTGGGATCGTCCCACTTACGAGTTTCCCAGAATTTCGCTTTGAGTCCTGCAGGTTTGATATCGTGGACCATAGTGCGAACGAGGTCAGCATCTCCTAGCTTAGACATCCACGAAGCTTCCATGTGAGGGAAGTAATCTTTGATGTAGCCAACCGGCCCAATCAACTGGGCAAGTTGAGGATCACTGGAGATTTCTTTATGGATGGGGTCAAACACCTGTCTGCGAATTTGACGAGCTGCCTCTTCGAGGTCGGGTGTAGCACCTGCTACCTTCTCCCCGTTGAGTAAGCGGGCTACTTTCTCTCCACGTTCTGCGTCAAGTTTGAATTCGGATTGGAGCTTTCTAAAGTCACCTACATACTTTGAGATGAACATTTCTTTATTGTAGATTGCATCCCGAATAGGTTCTACAATTTGGGGGTAGCCCTTTGATTCTAGGTACATGTCTGAAGAGCGCAATCCCGGCATCCCCTTAGAGAAGATCTCTTTTATGGATTCCTTCTTCTCCTGTAAGAAGGTGGGATCTGGGGCGGATGGCTCTGGAGGAGCGAAGGGAGATTGCTTCACCCTTGCGTTATCCTTCATGAGCTTCAACTCATCCTTCCCATTCTTGATGATGCGAAGTTGTTCATCCTTCGCTCTAGTGAGAAGGTTGACAGTGCGGGTGTCATTGATGCCTGTGATTTTTGAGGCATTCTTCGTGTTTTCAAGTTGGGTGTCAATGGCTTTTATCGACTGTTCCGCCCTCTCGATGCGGTCAAGGATGGGTTTAGTGGCGTCAACAGGAGCCTCTTCCAGCACCTTGCTTGGGGCAAGGAGGGATTGAACACCCATTTGCTCTGCCCCCCTCACCTGAGGGGTGGTCGGCCTCAGGATTTGCCGGGGAATGAGGGAAGCTTGAGGCCCTAACTGGGATTGGGCTTGAAGCATAGCGGAATCTCCCCTTATCTCTGACCCGAGCTCCCCAATGGGGATGTCTTCAGAGGGGGGCTTGGAGGGAAGGGAGGCAATCTCACCTTTACCTCTGTAAGAGGTGGTGACATCTTCAATACCTGCCAGCCTCTTAGCTAAGGCTTCTGCCTTAGAGGTCTCGATGAGGCTCTTCACCTTTCCTACACCTTTTACCACCCCCTTAGCGAGGGGGTACCCCCAAGAGATAGGGGCGCTAACTCCAATATCCAGCATTGTGTCCGCCACAGGGCTGCCTGTAGTGGGACGGAATCCCTCTGCGCTGGATAAGACTTCCTGTGTGGTAACCTTAGGGCGCTCAGTTGCCCTGCGTAACTGTTCTTTGGGAGTGATCATATTGGGGTGGGGGCCTGCATACAGCCCATCCCTCATTGTAATGCGAGCAAGATTCTCTATGGGGAATGTAGTTAACCCTAAGGTTTCCAACCCAGCTTTCGCCGCCGCTTTGGGCATGTCTGTAACACTCTCAGCCCCCACTCCAAATGACGTTGCAGCATTCTCCCTTATCGAAGCAATTCTGCGAAGGAATTGCTCCTTCCAATCAGGTTGCTGGAGGGAAGGGAGGACAATGTCCTGAACAGACTTCGGCTTAGGGGGAGCATCCACTTCCCACTCGTCATCCACTTCCCACGGATCCTCTACTACTTCCCATTCATCGGCCATTATTTATCTCGAACTGGTTTGTTAGTAGCTAAATCTAGATGCCACACTTGTCCATTCTTGAATTTAGTTTTGGACCCATCCTTATTCAGCTTTTCAATGGGCGGGGCTACTTCAGGAAGAGTTTTGTCTACAGTGACGGAGGGGGTTTTCTTTTTAGTGGTTGTGGTGGTCTTCTTACTTTCCTTAGTTGAGGGAACTATTGTGGGTGGAGGGGTAGAGCCAAATCCAAAGAAACCCTTCTTACCTCCAAATATGTCTTTATTCTTTTCCATCACTTTAAAGAAGGGGGCAGCAGAACCTTTCGGAATAAACATAGGTTCTCCCTCACCCTTTGGAGTGACATCAAAGCCTTCTTCGGAGTCAACCACTTCACTTATGGTGGTGGTATCTCCCCCGCCTGTGGCGGCTTTGTCAACGTAGTCTTTGTATGAATTTGCTCGCTGCTCGTTGATTCTGACGTTAGCTTCAGCAACAGCTTGCTGCCATTTATTGCGAGCAGCAGTGAGTTCTAGCTCTCTCTGTTTTACCTCATTCTGAAAGTAGAGTTTTTCTGAATCATTCTCTGCCCTCATTAAATTTGTTTGGGCGTTTTGCAGAGCGGCTGAGGCATTTTGAATAAGGGCTTCCCCTCTAATCTCAAGTAACTTTAGTTCTGCAGGCTGCATGGCCTTCTTTAAATCGAGGGTTGCCTTATCCAACTCAACCTTTGCGTTGTCAACGCTGATAAGGTTGCGGGTGCGCTCAGTTTGAGCTTGGCGCTGTTCCCCTAGGATTTCCCTACTCTTGATGAGACTCTCTGCTTCAGCCTGTTTGCGGGCTTCGTCGCTTCGCCGTAAGTTAAGGTTCTCCTGATTTACCCTGTTTGAGGCCCCCATCTGGTTCAGACGTTGGAGAACCCCAAAAATACCTCTTGGTTCGGCAAGGGGCTGCTTGGTCAATTCGACATCTGCTCCGGTTGGGTCTCCACCGTGCAGCCCCGAAACTTGAGAAAGAATTTCAAATAATTTACTACCCTTGGATGACATTGACGTTCGCTCCATAATTGTTGCCGCCAAAATACGTCTTCATCAAATCTTCAATTTGCTGTCGAGTTTGAATATCTCCAGATTGAGCGAGAATTGCAAGTTGCAATGCAACTTGTTTGTCGAGCTCATCCTTGTCGTAGGCTAATCTATCATAGTTATAGCCAAGTTGGTTGTACCCCAATCCCAATTCTCCATAACCTAAGGCTAGGTTACCCTGCCCCAGTTCCCGAGCTAGATTGAGGTTTGCCTCACTGAGGGCTTTCTGCTGCGCGAGAGATTGCGCCCCAAGGTTCAAGTTACCCTCTCCCAGATACCTCTGGAGATCAAGGTTACTTCTACCGAGTTCAAGGTTACCCATCCCAAGCTGCCTAGCGAGTTCAAGTTCAAGAAATTCTTTACTGACTTGAGCTGCCTGAGTGAGACGGTCAAGATTGAATTGCCCCACTGCCTGAGACATATTTCCCATGTAGTCTCTTTCCGCCTTAGCCAGCATAGACGCAGCCTGACCGCCTGTAAAACCAAGAGCAGCAAGTCTGTTAGCAGTCTCTTCCATTTGAGTGCGCTTTGCGCCTTGCAATTGCTCTACTAGGCGGGAACCAAGAGTATCATAAGCGTTAGGGTCGGTAGCTCCATTCTGCTGCAGACTGGTGATCATTTGGGGAGAGCTTGTTCCTACACCAAACTTAGCCCCTTCCGAACTGATAGCGGATTGAAGCCCATTAGATGAAGCGCTTCCACCACTAGAGGTAGGGGTATAGGTGTTTTGCTGGCGGATGGGAGTAGTTAGATTGATGCCAGACTGAGTTTGAATCTGCTCCCCCGATCTGGGTTGGGCATAAGGCGAACGGGTAGTACCTGTTCGCGACAATTGCTCTGCTGTGTTACCTGTAGGAGCGCCCCCACGTAGTATCGAAGCTTTAGCTTCTGGTGAGATTACGGCTGTGGTGCCTCCCCTAGAGGTGGGTAAAGCAGAGTCATAACGATCCGGTCTTGTGCCCGTAGGAATAGGCCCCGGTCCGCCGGTATTATAGGCAGATGCAAGTTGACTGCCAAGTACAGACGATATATTGTTGTTTCTAGTTGTTGCTGGACGAAGAGCCATTGGACTACCTCAATGTAGAGTAGAGTGACGATCCTAAATTATTATTGTTTTTAGGACGCCAATCAAAAGGAGTTACTTCAGGCACTAGAGGATTGGAGTTGAAGCCCATCCCCGCTTTCAAACTCTCGAAGGTTGGAGCTGTAACATTGTTACGGGAAACTGTAGTGGTGGAATTCCCACCTTCATTCCCAGTGAGATACTGTTTATAGCGTTCACCCGGGTCGGTAAGAGGTTTCACTAAGTTACCTGCAGGGGTTGCGGAACCAAATGCCTGACCATTTGTGGTGTTCATGAGAAGATCCCTCATTAAAGACTGCCCTCTTTCCTGTTGAGCAGTCTCACTCAGGGGAAGGTTCACTCCATTGTTGCTGATGATACCAAACCGATCTTGGGTAGGATCAAACTGGGCGTTGGAGATCCAGTTCTGCTTATTTTGGAAATTTGCGATATGCTGGGATGCGGCCATCCCCGCCATCGCCACGGCTCGTTTGTCCGCTTCAGTTTCAGCACCAGCTTGAAGGGAGGCCATCATGTTCTTAATAGCTTCTACCGCTTGATAGGGATCCATCGTTCCAGCGTTAACCTGCTGCTCGATCCCGTCCATCCACTTTTCTGCAGTTTGCTGCATTGTCGAGGCGGTTTGGTTGTTCTTTCCAGCAGCACTGGTTTGAAATAAGGATGCGAGCTGCCCACCCAACCCCAACAAGTTGCTTAGAGTGGAAGCGTTCATATTCCCACTTCCGCCACTCAGTACATTTAACAGCCCCAACCCTGCTTTGCCCGCATTTTTAAGGAAATCATAAACTTTAGAACCCCATCCTCCGGTGTTCCCACCATCTACGCCCCACAAATCCTTAAGATTGATTCCTTCAAAAGCCTCATCATAAGAAGGAGGAGGAATTGAGATAGAATCATCCCAATTGAATTCGTTTCCAATGCTATCCAGCCAATTATCAGGAAGAGTTACACCTCCTCCGCCCCAAAGATCCTCAGGGTTAATGCCACCAAAGGCATCCTCATAGGAAGGCGGTGGGATATTAATGGTATCATCCCAATTAAATACTCCAGAATCAAACTCGACTGGCACATTACCACCACTAAACGGATCGTCAACTGGAGTGTAATAGTAATCGTCCCCTGGACCCATCACATCTTGAAGTAGGTCATAGGTGCCATCTCCCCCATACAAACTCTGCAACCACTGATAAACATTAGTATCAAAATCTTCTGGCATGATTACCTCTTATCCTTGTCGATGTCCCGTCTCGAAGAGGAAACCTCTTCAGCTTCATCTACCTCAAGGAACATATCGTATATTTCAAATCCTTGAACTGCCGCTTCGTTTTTGGGAGAAGTTACTCTCACCGCTATAGACTTCGCAGTTGAATGAATAGGCACATATACTGTTATGACTTCTTTCGAGACTTGCCCTGATGTATCGTTGCCTAAGCGAGTGGGAAGAATGCTGCAATCTACTAACTTTTCTTTCCATACATCATTGTTGTCAAGGGCATAGGCAACCTTTAGCATCGGAGGGATATAATTAACAACAGGAAGGCCACGGCAAACAATCCCCAACCGACCCACGCGAATAGCCTTGTCTGCAAAAAAGAATGGATACGTTTGAAAACTTTGGTTTGTGAAATAGTCTGCCGGATCCGGAGGAGAAGAATCCGGCACACTCGCACAATATTCGTCTTCAACCAACGTAGATATTCTAAAACCGTCTTCATAGCCCGCGAACCTCGTACCAGTCTCATCGACTGCAGTGAAAGAGAAGGGCCAATCTATAGGCCCGCTCCATAGTTTACTTTTTAAATCAAACACATACGCTTTGTTGTTGATAGCTGGAGTTTCTGTTGAATAATTTATGATGAGGGTGTTATTTGGAGCGTAGTAAGTGAGTACAACAGAATCATCTTCTACTGGGATGAAGGGATTAGATGCAAGTTTTAGTGAATCAATAATGTCATCATTAACTGATTCCCATACTCCATCCCCATCCATCCTTATTAATCTATGGGCCGAAGTTAGCATATACACATATTGCTTGCCTTCTTCGTAAACCAGAACCCAACTGTTAGGGTTCAATAACCCAATTTCCGCGAGACGCACAACCTGTGCGCCTGAGTAAGGATCCCCTTCCAATCGGTAAATAGTTTTACGCCCTGCAGCGTGGACTAGATTGTTAAGGGTGAATATTGCATACACTCCTCCCTGATCTACAGGGACGGAAGTAACAAGGGATGCAGGAAATGCTTCCCAATTTGGGAGGGAGGTTTGGGAATCTATCTTTGAGGCCCATATTTTCCCAGTATCGTCAAGAATGTAGAGTCTAGCTCCTGAAGTACACATCCCCCTTATGTTATCAGGAGGAAGATCACTTCCTTCATAGTCCACCTCAGACCCCAGAGAGGTGTCAAGAGTGGAATCGTTGTAGGTGGTGGTTGTGTTGTCGTTGAGGGTTGTGAGATAGAGGTAGAGTGCCCCATCATTTACTGTGCGATAGAGCTTTCTTGCTACAGTCCCTGCACCACCCGCTGCAATATTCGACCATGAGATGACTTTACCTGAAACTGAAAGAGCATTCCCATTATTAGTTATGGGAGAGGGAGCTGATTCGTGCCCTTTGTAGTTAACAAAAGTGTAAACTCCTCTATAAACTCCCGTGAGAGGGCCATTTCCCCCTGCTGCAATTGTTCCTGCATTTGCTGGAGCTGCAACTCCACACTTTCCTGAGTAAACTAAAATGTTATTGTTGTAGGTGTAGGGAGTCCACCGAAACCAGTGCAATCCATCGTTCACACTACCTATAAAGATGTGCTGATTAAAGGATTCAAAGGGCCATGGAGTACGAAGAGTACCAGTGTAATTATTAAATTCGTTTGCGTTAACTGTCACCGTAGTGTTATTAGAGGTTCGATAGGCTTTTAGAGCAGTGCCATCCACAAACCCAACGATGTCTACATTTGTAGCATTTTTGGACCACGCCATTCCTTTACAAGCAGGGGTGAGAGCAAGAAGCCCCGTACCATTCGGTTGCTTTACCGCGCCCTTACTGATGATCCAATTTTCACAAGTATGCAATCCCCCTACAGTTTCAAGGGGGGAATCGTCTTTGTTGATGAGACCTTTAATTGGTATTTGAATCTTCTTCATTAACGAACCCTTGAAACATGACCCCAGTCATTCTGGGAATCCCAACGCGGTCCTGTTCGCATTGCGGGAATTTTGCCGTAATCCCACAGCTCTTGATCGAGGAGAGATTTTAAAGTGCGGTTGTAAAGAGTTTCTGCTCTTGCATCGCCTTCTGGAGAACCTATAATGAGGTTTGGTCTCAAATTTGCGACTGCCCCATAAATTAGGACATTGCGGTGGCGGTCGGGGAGGGTAAAGTTGTTCATAGGACTGACTGGCATTGTCAGGTCTTTATCATAGAACACCGTCACATTTCCATTCGTCACCATCGTGTCATCAGGGATGGGGGTGATATACCAATTGTTCCCATATCTCCACCATTCTGATGGAGAACTCCCTGTTGAAGAGGGCTGGATGGGAGATGAGGCCCAAGGTTCCCTACGTTTTGGAATCTCTTTCTCGTAAGAATTATTGCCTAGAGCATAAACAAATACTTTCTCCGCTATCACACCTGTAGGAACAGAATAAGAGGAATTATTGGCAGTGAGATTGAAGCTGTAGGTGGCCTCGTGGAAGCGGAATCTGTGGAGAACATTGATGTCACTTAAAACACTCTCAATTGCGAGGTCAATGTCTTCAAGGGGATAAGTGTCATCTCGAAGCAACATCCTAATAGCTCTACGCGCTTGTAAAAGATTCATATCGGCTACCTATTGTGATGGTAAATTCTACGCATGTACACTACTGCAGCCTCTGCAGCCCCGCATCCGTTTGTCCACGCCCGGACGCGACCCGCAGGATCATCAAGAATCTTCTGGTCATCAGACGAGAAAGTTTCTTGCATTATCACTGAACCATCCCCATTAAGATCAAAGTCTAGGGTGACATCAAGAGTGCCTGTAATGTCTATGGAGAAAAGGGCTTGGTCACAGCCTTTAAAATCGTAGTAAACCGCATCCCCTTGATCTACATCTGCTGCCACTGTATTAAGGATGGTGGTTGGTGCATCTATAGTCCGAGCCATTCTTTTATCCTTTCCCAAACACTTTTGGGGCGAAGCCTCTCTATAAGCACCGCTTGAGACTGTTCCAGTTTAAGAAGGCGTTCCGAAAGAATTGACAAGCGCGCAAGGATCTGCTTCTCATAGAGTCTCTCATCAACTCCTCCTATCTTCGTCACTCTCGCAGGTCTGTATTGCATTAAGGTCTCCATTCCAAATCTCGAAGACTGGCATTATTAAATGTTGGATCCGCGAATTCAAGATCCCTCAACCACACTGTAACTGGAGGAATGTAAACTCCCCACGCAATCCCGGCATATCCAGTGACGAGATGCTGGCGATCTCCATCCCCTATCACTCCGTCTGGGGCAATAAGAAGCCTCCCAAATGGCAACCGAAGGTTGATGGCTGAGTATCGCTTGGCTGCAGTATCCACTAGGCCCCACTCACAATCTTACCAAATGTAGCGTTATTCCCATCATCAGACACTGGGGCTTTTTGATCCACTGTGTCCCCAGCATCGTTGTAGAGAAGGAAATTATTTGCGTTCTGTACTTTAAGGTTTCTCCATGCTTTGTAGAGGTAGTCTAATTTGAGGAGAGGGTCAATAGAAGCTGCTGGGGAACCTTGCCCCGGCTCGTTGCGATTGGAAGTGAACTTTGCAAGGACTGCATCCAGAATTAAATCTAATCTCCCTCCGTTAACCCAATCTGTCTGAAGTTCGTTTGTATCAGCGAGAATAGTGTTGGCTGTAGTTGCGACAGCATCCACACTGTTTTGATTGGCGGCAGTTTTCGCGGCATCATAAGCTGCGGTTAGAGCGAATCCATTTTTGTCGCTAACAGTTACTGTTGCATTGTTAAGGGAGGTTTTCATTGTTGCGCTGAAATCCCCACTCACCCCAATTGACTGATTTGCAGTGAGATCTACAGTCTGATTGAGTTTGCTTCCGTCTGTAGTTGGGGCTCCGTTAGCAGCCCCCGGGGCTCCGTTGAATCCAATGTTGGGGAGGAGGGTGAGGTTTGCCCCTGCGGTGATCGCCCGGGTTTTAATGGTTTCAACATCAACTTTCTGAGTGTCCGCACACACTGCATAACCCGCTGTGGGAGAGGCTGAAGGAACTACAGTAACTGCGACAGGGATGCAATTGTTCTTTGAGGCTACAGCCACAAAACTCGCATAATTTGATTCAGCCTGAGTGGGGGTATAGAGAACAACTCCATTGTTGGAATAGGCAACAGTACCATTTCCAGCCGCTTCATTTCCCCCAAATGGGATCACGGTTACAGTGCAATTTGAGGTCTGCACGGCTCCATCACTTATCTGGATTACAGCCCCTATTGCGAATCGAGGAGGAGTTACTGAATTTTTTGGATACACTATATGACCCCCACACCTATTGTTCTATGCCTGTTCAAACTCCAATATGGCTTAAAGCCACTTGGCTCTCCCCCCGCACCACTCGGCACAAAATAAACTCTCCCGCTCGGAAACAGCAGGCGGGGATTAGATGGGGTGCCATATGGTGCAGAGTTTAATGCTGCCACTTCTGCCGGACTGAGACTGCGATTCCATATAGCAACCTCATAAATCACGCCTCTAAATGAATATGCAGCGATACCATCTCTATCAGCCCCGATTGATATTGTTGTCGGCGCACCGATGCTATCTCCGTGAGTGCATGGAGTGGTAGCAATTCCGTTTACGTACTGCTTTGTTTGATTAGTCCCAGTACCCTCACGGCTCCAAGTAAGAGTTCCTGGAACATTAATTGTCAATACGGCAGACCCGGTGGTTTTTGCCCCCCCGTCATAAATATACAGAGAGTCTGATGAGCTTTTTGCCCATGTAGGATCGTATGATCCAAAAGCCACGATTCCCATGTTCGTAGCCGGATATGTGAACATAACTTTTGCATGGACACAGTAATTTCCCGTTCCTATTGCTGGTATACCTGGGGAATTAGTTGTAACCCATTGCGCGTTATTATTCACTAAGCCGTAAGGATCGAGATACGATCCAGTAAAATCGTTCAAAGGCGACCTTGGTGACGCTAAATTCTTAACGTATTTGCCGCCTCCTTCATTGAATATCCACCAAGCGATGAGGCTTTTATTCAGCGGATGATCCGGATTAAGCCTGTACCCGCTGCCGAATACAGGCTTCCATCCGTTATTGAGTTCTGGCCTGACTATTACGCCCATTTACGCCGCCGCCTGAATATCATCCGGAATAGGAGTTAGCTTTATGGAGCAAGCATTCGCCGTGGCATTGAGATCCTTCGTTGCACTCGCATTCCACACGCCAAGATTCACATACCGCCCGTAGATCTCCACGATGCCAGAGCCATAGAAAGCTTGATCCGCTGCTACCGTGCAAAGAACTTGCCCGATAAGAGCGAAGTTCCCGAATTTGGTTTCAGGGGTTACGTCTCCGTCGCCCGTAAGATCAACGGCGGTATTCGCCTTTTCTGCGGCATAGAGATACAGTCTCACCGCATCGCCAAGCGTAGGGGTGGCAACCCATTTAATGGTTGCTTCCCACTTGTAACGCGCTGGTAGTGATCCCGCGCCTCTGTCCCACTGATTAGAAACTTGCCCGTTTCCGAGGTCCACGCCATCAGCAAGCGTGAAAGTAACATCACCG